CGCGGAAATCGCTTGCGGAGGAGTTGGGCATCCCAACGACCGCCGCTATCAAGGATGTCCTGGACGGAATCCGCGCCGTCCAGGAGCGCCTACGCCCGCAAGTCGACGGCCGCCCGGCGCTGTTTGTCCATGCGTCGTGTGTGCCTCTGATTGGGGAGTTTGAATCGTATTCATGGGCGGACAACGCCAAGAAAGACGAGCCGCGCAAGGTGAACGATCACGCGATGGACGCGCTGCGGTATCTGGTGTTCTGGATGCATCGGCGCAATTCAACCAACGATTGGGGAGTCTCCACATGATCACATGCAACCTATGCAAGCACGCCAACCCCGCCACGATGAAGACCTGCGCAAAGTGTGGCGCGCGGCTCCTTCCGCCCCTGGCACCGGTCAATGCTTGACACCCGCCCCACCCCGCGCTACCCTGCCTGCGAAGCTTGATCCGCCGGCGGTGTGGTAGCCGATTGCAAGGCGGGCAAGACCATTGCAGACTCCGTTCTGGTGTTCCTCCTCCGCCCCCTGCCGCAATCAGGGGGCACTTTCTTTTTCCCCAAACCGCCGCTCAATCCGCTCCACCACCTCCGCCGGAAGTGCGCTCCGGGCCGCTTCGGCCGCCAACGTACGCAGGAGGGTGGGCGTCCCCATCGCCCGCCGCCGCCCCAATTCGCAGATAAGGGCATGATCAACGGGCGTCAGGCGGACGTGGATGCGTTCGGATTGGGCCATGTGGCAGCCTACCACGGGCGCCGGAGGGCGTCAACAGGTGCCACATGGCACCACGGGGCGCTATCAAATCCCGCGCCTTGTACGCGCCGCAAACGGTGGGGTAGCCTCTGCCTATGGGCTGGTGGCAGGACACACTTGTAAGGCTCGGGTACACGCAGAAGGCGACGGAAACCCCACGCCTTCTGTCGGCGTCCGTTGGGCAGCCCGTCCCGCAGTCGTATGGTGCCATCAATTCGCTGGCCACCATCGCCGCCTTTCCGTGGGTACGCGCCTGCGTCGACGCTATTGCAACCGACCTCTCTGGCCTCCCGTTGCGGATTTCGCAGGGCACCGGGGCAGATGCCAAGGTTGTTGAAATCCCGGAACTGCGCGCACTTCTGGACCGCCCCATGAGCAGTCAAACGCGCGTGGAATGGGAGCGTCAGATCTGGGTATACCTGCTTCTAAGCGGCAATGCCTACGCCATCCGGGTCGGAAAGCCTGCCAAGCCTACATCTCTCCCGCTGCTCCATCCGGAGGGCGTGAAGCCAATCCCGGGCGCGTACGGAGTCCCGGAAGGCTACGAGTGGACGCCGTATGGCGGTTCGCCCGTTCAGTATGATGCTTCCTTGATCCAGCACTGGCGGCTCACTCAATGGGAGTACGGCCCGCAGGGAATGGCCGGCGAAGGGCTTATCCGGGCGCTTGCCAAAGACTTGGAAGCCGACTTTGCCGCGTCAAAACTCTCTGCATCCCAATCCCGACAGGGCCGTCCGTCCGCGATTATCTCACAGGACAGTGACGACACGCACGAGTCATGGACCAAAGAGCAACGTGATGCAATCGCAGAGGGCTACCGGAAGCTGTCGACCGAAAACCGTCCGGTAATGGTCGTTCCATCCAAGATGAAGGTAGATTTTCCCACGGTCACCCTTCGGGATATGGAGTTCTCGACACAGCGCACACTGACCCGGGAGACGGTTCTTGCGGCATTCGGCGTTCCCCCGTGTCGGGTTGGCCTCCCGACCGCGAATTATGCAACCTCGCAGCAGCAAATGGCGGTGTACTGGACGCATCTTCAGGGGCTTGCCGCCATCGTTGACACGGGACTGACCGCCATCGCCGCCGGATGGGGGCCGGATCTCCGGGTGTTGCACGATTTCAGCGGCGTGGAAGCCCTCCAGATCAGCCGTGGTGCGCGTCTGGATCGGGTGGCCGCCTGGACCATGCTTGGCGCCGACGGTGCCGATGCGGCGGCCTACGAGGGCTTTGCGGATAGCCCGCTCGATCAGGGCGGCGCACAGGCGCTCTCCGTCGCCGTTGGGGATCGCCCCCGTGGCCGGACTGCGAAGCCGCCTCTTGCCCTGGTCCCGTCGCCCGCCCTTCGGGAATGGCTGGCCGCTCCGGAGCCCGCCGCCGATCCTGCCCCGCCGGAAGATCCCGAGGTGGCCCGGGCGGCCACATGGCGCGGGTGGCTGGATGCGGTTCACACGCCGCAGGAGCAGGCGCTTGCCCGATCCGTGCGCGCCGCCCTCCGCAAGCAGGCCGAAGCGGTTGCCGCCGCTCTGCCGGAGCACTACGCCGAAAAGCGCGATCTATCGGCATCGTTGGCTGCTCTGGTGGACGCGCTGTTTACGCCGGAAGTACAGGCCATCCTGCCCGCCACCACGCGCGACGCGTTTATGCAGGGTGTACGCGCTTCTTTTGGGTACGCCGGGCGGCAGGTCGGGTCATCTCTGGATGTGAAGCGGGTTGACCCCATCGCTGAGCAACTAATGGCGGTCATGGTCCGTCGTGTCAACGCAACGACACGGGAGACGATTGCAGGCGTTCTTGGCGCGGCCATCGACGATGGCGCAAGTGTCAACGAAATGCAGGCCGCATTGATGCAATCGTCAGGCTTCGCCCCTGTTCGGGCGATGGCCATCGCCCGCACAGAAACGACCCGAAGCGCGGCCGCCGGTGCCGAGTACGCATGGACAATTACGCAGGGAGATACGGGCGTATCCATCGACAGCGAGTGGCTGACCGCGCGGGATGGCGAGGTGCGCCACGATCACCGTCTGATGGATGGCCTTGTCAAGCCTGTAGGGGGTGTATTCGTTGTTCCAAGCGGACAATATGCCGGAATCCAGACCAGCGGCCCCGGCGATTTCGCTGATGCGGCGATGGTTGTAAACTGCCGATGCACGGTACTTCCGAAAGTGAAGGACGCATGAACACAATCCGAAAGCTATACCACATTGACCGAGCGGCCAAACTGCCGACCCTCGAAGGGGCGCGGTTCATTGCAAGCACCGCCGTCACCGACCGGTACGGCGATGTAGTGGATCAGACTACGTGGAAGTTGGACAACTACCGATTGAACCCGGTAATCCAGGTCGATCACGATTACGACGTTGAATCCACCGTCGGGCGTGGCGCGATGGTGGATGTGATCAACAACCAACTGGTTGTGGATGTTGTATGGGGCAAAGACCCCGAATCTCAGGCCGTTGCACAGAAAGTGCAGGAGGGTCTGATCAACGCCGTGTCGGTCGGATTCCGCCCCGGCCGCCTGACCGCTCGCCATCTGATGCCGGAAAATGACCCGTACTACGCCTCGAAAGAGGATAACATGTACGGAGTTGTTTACTACGATTGTGAACTGCTTGAAATCTCGGTTGTGGCGGTTCCCGCGAATCCGCAGGCGCTCGCACAACGGAGCGCCGACGGGATCAATCTGTCACAACTGGTTGATCAGGTCGCTGCCGCTGTTCTGCTGAAGTTGGACGAACGCAAATCCCTTGCATCGCCCGCCCCCCTCTCTCTCGAAGCATGGCTGAAAGGAGCCCTATGAATCCCCAAGATGTGATTGATTTCGTCGGAAGCGCAAAGGCGCTCCTTCCCACCATCCAGGCCGATACCACCGCATCGAAGGCGGCGATTGCCGACCTTTCTGCGAAGTTCCAGGCCCTCCAGGAGCGTGCACACGCCCCGCAGGTCAAGGCCCCCACCGGCGAATCGCTTCAGCGATTCCTCCGGGATGATGGCGGCGTTCGGCTGGCCCGTACCGTGAAGTCGGTGAACTTTGCTGGGCGCACCGTACAGACCGATGAGGCGGGCCTTCTGGATTCCGCCCCGGTGGATGCCTGGCACCAGGATCTTCTCCGGATGGTATCCGCCCGCAAGATCTGCAAACAGGTATTCGGGGCCACCCCCGCCACCGATGACCGGATTCTGTGCCACCTGGCGATTGCTCCCCGGGAAATCCGGAGTGCTCTGGAAGCGACCGTGCAGAAGGCCATCTCCGACAGTGCCAATAGCGGCGCGGAGTGGATTCCCGACGTGATGGGATCGCAATTGTACGAGGAGTATTACACCCCCGCCGGAATCGCGACTCTGTTTGATACAACCGACATTCCTGCCCGTCAGGCGGGAATGACAGTGCCGAAGATCAGCGACATCATTCGGCCCTACCTGAAGGGCAAGATCACCAGCGATGATCCTGCCAAGTACACCGCGTCGACGCCCACCAGCAGCAATACCACCATTGAGGCCGTTGGAACCTCTGTGCGGGTGCTGATTGACGATTCCGCCGTTGAAGACTCCATCTTCTCCCTGGTGGACGTGATCAACATGAAGCTGGGGCGGGCGCTGACCGACGGCTACGAAGACTGCATGATCAACGGCGACACCACCGCTACCCATGAGGACACCATCGCCTCCTGGAACACCCGCTCTCGGTGGGGCACCTCCGGCCTCGGCGGATCGGCCGACCATCGCCGTGGGTTCAAGGGCCTTCGCCGGATCGCAGTGGACCGCACCGCCACGGTGGACCAGGGCAGCGGGCAGACCATCGCCAAAGTGATGGAGGAACTGTTGGGCGGCCTCGGCGAACGTGGCAACATGAACGCCGTGATTCTGGTGTCCCCCGAGGTCTTCTTCAAGAAGATGCTCACCGACACCAACGTCCTCACTGTGGATAAGTTGGGCCTCATGGGTGCCACCCTCCTCAACGGCCAGTTGGCGGCAATCTCCGGCGTCCCCGTCGTCATGACGCGCTGGTTGACCGCCGACCTCGCCGCCTCCGGGCTCTACACCGGCTCGGGTGCCAAGTCCGGCATTCTGGCGGTGTCCCGGGAGGAATTCCGGCACTACATGAAGCGGCAGAACACCGTGGAAATCGCGAAGGACATCACCATCGGGGGCTACAACCTCGTTGCAACCCGCCGGTGCAACTTTGCCACCCTCTCCTCCTCCTCCTCCTCCGTGGTCCGCTACGGGTACAACTGGCTCTAATCGGCCGCAAAGGACAAGAAAATGGATACCATTATTCTCACCGGATACGTCAGCGGCACCGATGCCACTGCGGATCTGTACATTGAAAACGTACACGGCGATAAAGTTGTTGTGCAAACTATCGAAATCATGCCCTCCGTGGCGGTTTCGACCCACGCCAGCAACTATATCACCACCACGATCAGCGCGGCAGGAACCACGCTGGCGACGCATACCACCAACTCCAGCGGTGGAACTGCGATGGTTGCGGGTACGGTTTTGGCCACCACGGCACACGCCAACGGGGTCGGGACTGCGATGGAAATTTCCAGCGGCGGCGCTGCCCGCATCCAGGTGGCGAAGGCCGGCACCGGTCCTGCCTACGGGTTCGCTGTGAACCTGAAATGCAAGCGCCTGGGCCGGGGCTTCTGATGGCCTTGATCACCACCAGCGAAGCCAAGCAGCAGATTCCCGGGCTTTCGGGCACGACGGATGATACGCTGCTGGCGGAGTTGATCTCCGTCGCTGGTGGATTGATCGGGACCTACCTGGGCTATCCCGCTGCTTCGGCAGGCGGGACGCCCACGGCGGAAAGTGCAAACTATGTCCGCTATCACGACGGCCCCGGGGGGCGCATCCTCACACTGGATGTGCTCCCTGTGTCCGCCGTTGCTTCAATTTACGATGATCCTGCCTGGGATTATTCCGCTACCTACCTAGTTTCCAACGGGGATTACGCTATCGTGGACGGCGACACGGGAATGGTGATGCTTTCGTCGACGGCTACACATGGGGCATGGTCGACCGGGAAACGAGCAATCAAAGCGACGTTTACCGCAGGGTATTCCACAGTTCCCGACTGGCTCCAACACGCCGCTCGGATCACGGTGCGCGCTCTGTACGATCTGCGAAACTCCCAGGGAAAGGAGAACAAATCCGAGGGTGGCGTCAACGTCTCCTTCGTGTCCCCCGCTGCCATTCCGGTAGAGGCGCGGCAGATCCTCGCGCCCCACCGCCTACCTCGTGCGTTGGTGCCGGCATGACCCTTACCGATCGGCTACAGGCAACGCAACGCGCGCTACAATCCGGACTGAAGAAGGAGATCACGCGCGCCGCCCTTCTTGGCGAACGAGCGGCAAAGTTGCTGCTGACCGGCCAATCGCTCCAGGTTCGATCCGGTCGCCTCCGTGCATCCGTGCAATCGGCCGTAAAGGAGGAGCAAGGGGAATGGTTGCTCTCCCTCCGTGCGGGCGGCGGGGAACGGGATGTCCGGTACGCCAGTATTCACGAGAAGGGCGGCGTAATCCGACCTGTGAACGGGAAATATCTGGCGATTCCCCTGCCGATTGCACGGACGGCGGCGGGCGTATCGCGCTACAAGTCGCCCCGGGACGTGCCGATCAAACTTGCCTTTTCCCAATCCCGGACAGGCCAGCCTCTCCTTGTGGAGTCGGGCGGCAAGAACGCCGGGCGCCCGTGGTACGTGTTGCGTCGTCAGGTGGTCATGCCTGCGCGCCCCTACCTTGCCCCGGCACTGCGACAAGTAGAGCCCGTTCTTGCAGAGCGCCTTGAAATGCTCTACGTTCGCACTATCGAGGGCACCCTGTGAGTACGGCCACCGACATCCTGAACGCCGTAGCGACGGCCCTGCAGGGCATATCTGGCCTATCGGATCGCGTGGTGCGCGGATACCCGTCTGATGGCCCATCGCCGCCCGTCGTCTGGATGGCGGCCGACCAGATCACGAGCGAGCCGGGGCCGGACCTCACCGGCACCTCTCGCACGTTGACGATCTCCATCTGGGGTTCGCCCGCCGCCGACGGGAGTACCCACGCCATCCGGGAGGATGCCTGCTTCTCCCTGATGGATTCCATTGTAGCTGCCGTTGAATCGAGTGCGGCGGTGTTGGCGCTCCTGATTGCCCCACCGACATGCGCCGCCCGTGCGGACGTGCAAGGAAGTGGAGGCCCGGGCGTGCCGATTGTTGTCTGTGTGGTAGAGTGCCGGTACCTCGAAGCCTATGGGAGCGGCGTATGAGTTGGACCCGTGTCAAGCGCAGTTCGACATGGTACATCCCAAAAAAGCGTGCATCAATCACGCTTGATTCTGTGGACACGTCCAGCGACTACACGATCACCATCCCGAAGGATTGGTCGGACTTCTGGGATGACGTCGACAGTTCCGGGCTTGAAATCGAGGTAACGGACGCAGACGGAATGACAACGCTGACCTATCAATGGTCCTCATTCACATCCTCAACACGCACCGGCGTTCTTCAGATCGACAATTACACCTCCCCGGTCAACGGAATCGCACAAATCTGGCTCTATTGGGGCATGTCGGGCGCGTCGACCGGCGCCGGAAGTTTCTCCGCATCCTCCCCACGGAACGGCTACGTCGACCTTGGCGCGGTTATGCAGCCCATTGCGACGGCTCCCGAGCGGCCGGGCGATACCATTCCTCTTCACCGGGTGTCGAAAGCCAGCACAGAAACGATCTGGGTTTGGCTGGACTTCGGAAAGGAGCTTGTGCGCCGGGATCAGGTGTCGGATGAGCACAGCCAATGGGAGGAAATCGACGGCGTGACCTATGCGGTAACCCTCGCCGGATCGGCGCAGGGCGGCATGGTGTCGGCATCGTCTCCCCGGGTGCATGAGGGACGCTACGTTCGCCTGCCGGTACTCGCCGGCTCCTCTGGTTCGGACTACACACTTTCAGCAACGGTTACCACTACCTATCCTGCACAGCAATCCGGGCGCGTTCTTGTTCGCCGGGCGATGGTGCGGGTTATTGACGTTTCGGAGGCATAAATGGCGACATTCATCGGACACCTTACCCAGATTTCCGCCGGTGTCGAAAGTACCGCAGGAACGCCGGTATCTCGCACGGTCGGGATGCGCGTCACCGGGGTAGACATCGCGCCAAAGTTGAAGAAGTCGGCGCTCAAAAATCTGACAGGGGATGGCGTGGTCGCCGTCGCCGCCGGCACGATTGCCGAATCCATCGAGGTCGGCGGGAATATCAAGGCGCAAGCCTGCTATCAGGGTGGGATGTTGGGCCTACTTCTGGAGTTGGCAATGGGTGCCGGAAGCAACACCACCACGGGAACCGGCCCCTACACCCATACGATGGCGATCACTGCTACCCAGAACACCGTCACGATGGCGGTAGAACGTGGCAATTCCGGCTCGGATGACCTGCTGAACGGCGTGAAGCTGTCGAAGCTTGTGCTCTCCGTGCAACCCGGGCAGGCGATGGAGGTGTCGGCCGACTTCATTGGGATGGGGTACGCATCCCGTACCGGCGTCGCGAAGTCTTCGCTTGCAACGCCGTACTACATCAAACACAACCACGTCGGGACGCTCGGATTTGATAGCGCAAACTACGTCGCATCCTCGTTCACGCTCACGATTGATCGGAAGGTGGCGCCCCTGATGGAACTGGGGAGCCTGACCAGTGCAGACCCGATGCCGACGGACATGCTTGAAGTCATGATAGAGACAGAGTTGGTGGTTCGGGATAATGCCCTGCAAACGGCCGCCCTGGCGGAAACGACGGGCAATCTCACTTGTACGATCACCGACGGAACCCGCTCGCTTGCGGTAACGCTCCACAACGCGCAAATCATGGAGCAAAGCGACCCGATTTCCAGCGTCGGCGTGATGAAGCAGAAGGTGAAGTGGATGGGCTTTGGCGACGGCACCAACCACGGGCTTTCTGTGGCGCTGACGAACGGGGATTCGTCCGTGAGGGCATCGTGAGTTTGATTGAATCCATCCGGCAGAAGTCGGTTATCGAAGTGCTGCACGAGGGGCTTGTCTACCGGCTCCGCCCATGTGTCGGCGGGGATCTCCTCCAGGCGCACCGGGCGCTTCTGGTGGCGGTCCTGCCACCCAATCCGGCCGACCTGCTTTCCGCCTCCGCTCTGGAGTCAGCCACCGGGGAGGATCGTGCTGAACTTCTGCGGGTGCAGGCCCGGGAAACCTGGGATCGGGTGTCGAACCCGGATAATCAGCGGGCGGCGTGGGAAGCCAATGTGGCGGCCATCTGCGCCGCCGTAGTGGCCATCCGGGAGGACGTGGAGGGAGCCCCCTGGGAATCGGCGCGCGTCGTTGCCGAAGAAGCAGATCGGGACCACAAAGCGTCTCCCCCGCGCCTTCACATTTCCGACCTGCCCGCCGGTGCAGTCGAGTTTATCGGCGGGACAGCACGGGAGCTCTCGTTCGGCGGGGAGGAAGCCCGTAAACGGATTCGTTCCTTTTGTGAGCGACCCCGCACTGCCGATTCTGTACGGGAAGGTGGCTAAGATGTTCGGAGTCCTCCCATCCGAACTGCTGAAGTTGGATGCCCTTGAAATGGGGTTCAATATTGCATGTATGGAGGCGCTTGATCGTCACAATGCGCAAACAATCAAATCGATGCCGCCGGGCAGCGTGCAAGCGTGCGCCCTGATTGGGGGATAGGTGGCAATTGCGGAGGTTGTTCTACGGATACGCGACGAAAGCAGTAAGACGCTGGCCCAACTCACGGCCACATCCGAGGGCTATGATGCCGTTCTGAAGCGGGTTGCCGACGATGTATCCAAGGAGGAAGCTGCCGAAAAAAGCAGGGCGGCGGCGCTCGGGCTGACCATTCAGCAATTCCGCCAAGTCGACGCCGTGATGCAGTCCCAGATCGAAACAGAATCCGCTTTGGGCAAGGTGAGCTGGCAGACAGCGCAAGGGGCGCAAAGCCTGAAAAAGAACATCGGGGATATTGTTCAGTCGTTACTTGCTGGACAGTCCCCGATGCAAGTATTTATGCAGCAAAGCGAGGGCGTAGCAAATGCACTTGCCACTGGTGAAACCCCCGCTGCCGTCCTAAAGCAGACGCTCGGCGGCATGTTTTCGACCATCGCCGCCAATGCGGCATCCCTCGGAACCCTGATTGCCGCGCTTGGTGTAGCGACCGTCGCCTATCGGGTGTACGCTGCGGAAACCGAGCGAGTCAACGAAACAAGGAAGTTTCAACGCGAACTTGCCGAATCCTTGCGTGCCTCGGAGTTGACGCTGCGGGACGCGTTGGTCGATCAACAGGTAGCCACGCGCCAACTGTCCGAGGTTGAAGGCAAGCTCCTTGACATCCGGCACGCGACACAGGACACAGTTCGTGAGTATCTTGCCAAGAGTGAGGAGAAAATTGCCGCCATTCAAGCGGAGATTGACGCAAGCCAGAAGTACATCACCGTTCAGCATGGCGTCGCGGCTGCTCTTGCAATTATAGCCACGGCATCCAGCGGGGAGACGGCTCGCCGCCTTGCCTCCGGTGAAAGTATTCAGACGATCTTCGCCGACAATGCCCGTGCCATCAACTCCGCATTGGACGCATTGACCGGCCTTGAATCGGGCGCCGACGATGCGCGAGGCAAGATCCACGCCTTGAACGAGGCAGAGCAGCATGCGGCCACCAACTATCAGGCGGCGCGCAAGGCAACAGAGGCGGCCGTTGTTGCGACAAACGCCCACAAGGAGGCCACGAAAGCGGCGGCCGAGGCGGAGAAAGAGCGGGCGGACATGCTGAAACGCATGAAGGAGGCGATTGAGGCGTTTCAGAAAGCGCAGACGTTCCTCTACCAACAAGCCATCGCCAACGACCCGATCGCCCAGGAGAACGCCCGCTATGCGGATCTGGTAGCCCAGATCAATGCGGCTGCGAAGGCGACCGACGACTTGACGACGGCAAAGATGGCTCTGAACGTAGCCGAAGCGGAGCACCTCCGGCTACTGGCGGCGGCGATGGCGCCAACCGGCCCTAATGCCGCCGACGTTGCAGCCTCGCAAGCGTACGACCAAGGGCTCGGCTTGCCCCCCGCGCCTCCCCCTACGCCATCCCAGGGCGGCGGGATCACCTATCAGCAGGGATTGGCGGCGGCAGGAAACCTGGGTGAGTTGGTGAAACTGGACCCTACCGGCATCGCTTCCGGGGTTTATGCCGGGATGAAGGCCGCCATTGACCTCGGGAAAGGCGGCGGCGCGTTGGGGGATCTGAACGCTCTGATCGTTGACCTTGGGAGCGCCCTTCCAGGCCTGGCTGCGGGCATCGGGGATCTGGTACAGAGCATCTTCACCGAGGCGATTCCATCGCTTCTATCCGGGATCTCCTCCTTCCTGGCCACGGCGCCCACCGACATGATCAACGGCGTCGTCGACGGCATTCCGGAACTGATCGGCGTCATCGCCTCCGAAGCGCCGACGATTGCCCTGGAACTGGCTACGTTTATGCCTCGCGTGGGGGCCGCCCTCATTGCCGCCATCCTTTCCCCGTCGACGTGGGTTGACGCCGGGAAAATGCTGGTGGACGGCTTTATTTCCGGCATGTCGGAGATGTTCAGCGACCTTGGCGGAATGCTCACCGGGATCTTCTCCGGATTCAACGCCGCTGTTGAGTTTCTGGTACGCGGGGCGGGGTCGCTCTACGACGGCATTGTGAGCCTGTTTTCCGCCGATACCTGGGTGTCTATCGGAGAGGGCATCGCGCAGGCGCTTGCGGATTTGTTTGCGGCCATCTTCGGCAGTCCCGACCAACCGGGGGCCTTCGACAAAGGCGGGTGGTTCGACACCGCCGGGAAGGACATCGGGAACTGGTTCTCGCAGGCAGGCAGGGACACAAAGCGGTGGTTCGACCAGGGATTAGTTGGAAGTTATGACGTAGGTAGTGACTACATCAGCCGATCCGGCCTTGCGATGGTGCATGAGGGCGAAGCGGTTGTACCTGCCCACGGGGCGACGCAGGCCGCCATCCTTGGCAGGGCGGCATCGGGTGGCGGCGCTACCTACGTGCTGAACGGCGTGATAGCCTCCAATGTGGAGGAACTGGTGCGCACACTTCGGGAGGCTGAACGGCAGGGGGTGTCCATTGGCTGATTCCGATCCGGCCTTCTACTGGTACCCTTCCGGTTCGTCGCAACTTGAGATCACGTATCTTCCAAGGATCTCCCGCTTAGAACCAGTTGACGCCGTGGATGTGGAGGACGGCTACACCGGGAACCTCGGACTATCCCGCACCTTCAAGGGTGTACGGCGGCGCGTTCACATCACGATTGAGCGCAATTCCATGCTTTCAAGCGCGGGACTTGGCTACTATCGTTCCCTGATTGCAGTCATGGATCATTTGCGAGGTGGCGGCGCAGTCGGATTCTCGCAGTGCCACAGCAAATCATGGGCGGGGTATGCCTCCGGGACGTGGAGGCGGTCGGCGTCCTACGTGGCGTTCGGCGGAAATGCCTTCAGCGCATGGAGCGGTTCGGCGGTTCCGACGGCGGGGCAGGAGATCGCAATCGAAGCGGCACCCATTTATGCCCAATCCGAGCAGCAGGTATGCTCTGCTTTGGGCGGAGGTACACAGATAAGCCTTAGTAGTGCTTTGACATTTGACTACTCTAACACCGGGCCGAGCATGGTTCGGTGGTACCGGTTTTGGCCCGCTCTGGTCATGCCCGCCGACGCCATGCGGCCGCCGCTTTCCAACGAGCGGGGAATTGCGTGGACGTTAGATATAACGTTGGAAGTAGCGGCATCGATCTTCTGGGCAGCGGGCGACCAATACGATGCGAAGGTCCGGAAAATCGCCATCGGGGACACGGTGGCCCGCTCACAGGGAAGTGTTGCGACGCTTGACAGCGTTCTCAACAATGCCAAGAACCGGTGGACGCCATGAGCTGGAGCGTCAAACTCAAAGACGCCCTGGCAAATCCTCCGTATCAATGGACATATCTGCTACGCGCCGTTGGAGTTGGAGATGCGCCGGGCGGGTCCTACATCGCGTCGTCCCTCCCCGGGAGCGGATACGCCGTCATTGGGCGGAATGTCCGGATCAATGGGGCATCCCTGAAATACGGGCAGTGGACATCCACTCTTGGCGGGTTTACGGTGGAATTGGTGGGGTCCATCCAAATCCTAAAACGGTCGCTGACCCGGGGGACGTTCGTGGAGCTGCTGATTGGTCGCCCGGAATGGCCGGATTCGGACTATCAGACTATTGCCATCGGGCAGGTGCAGCAGTTGTCGGGCCGCTCCCCGTTGTTGTCGACGCTGACCTGCCGGGATCTGCTGTCAGCCCTGCGGTGCCGCCCGACTACCACAGCGGCCAATTTGGCGCTTGGATACCGGCTTGACGGCGTATCAGCCACGCTGTCCCATGCGTACACGGTCGGCGATCCGTCCATCGACGTGAACAGCACCACCGGCTTCGAGTTGGGCAGCGGTGCCGGTTCCATTCTGGTTACCCCCGCAAGCGGAAATGACCCGTTTATCCTGCGCTATACCGGTACAGCGCATGGAAACGAGATCAGTGGGCTTTCCGTTGCCGCCGTTCACAACACCGTTGCAACGGCCGCCGATTCCGGGACGCTGATACAGCCTCTCTATTGGATTGAGGATCATCCACTCCGTGCCTTTCGCCGGGTACTTCTGTCGGTCACGGGCGCCGACACAAACACATTCGACACCCTCCCTGCTGGCGATGGGCTGGCGTTGCCCTATGAGTTTGTGGACCATCAGGACTGCGAGGCGTACTATGTTGCGTCCGATCCCACGCTTGAATTTGAGGTATGCTCCGCAGAACCCATCGACAGCCCGATTCAATGGGTGCAATCCTGGCTTGCGGCGGGCGGGTTCTACCTCACGATTCGACAGGGCAGGATCACGGGGCGGGCGGCGGTGCTTTCCAACTCTGTCAATGTGTATGATCAAGGCACGATTACCGACGACGACATAGAAATAAATGGCGTTACATGGGAGGCATGGGACACCGATACTCCGGAGGAATTCTGCACCACCGCCGCAACCAGCAACAACGGGGATTCGACCAGTGCAGGCATAGAAGATCCGGCGACGTTACCGGCGACCTACCGGAAGGACTATGATGTAACGTCGCTTCTCTACTCGCTTGAAACCGACGGGCGCACCGGAATCATCAACCGGGTGTTCGAGGCGCACCAACGAGTACCAGAGCGGTATACTCTGCAACTCCGGGGGCTCCGATGGGCAGGCCTTGCCCCGGGCGACTTCGTGCGGGTCACCTCCCGCCAGATCGCCGGGCGCATGGTGGCCACCTACGATGGACTGAACGAAACCCGGGCAATTGTGACGCAAGTATCGGCCGATTTCGGCAAGGGGTCCGTGTCGTTGGTTGTTCTGGTGTTCCCGGTCACCGATGGGCAGTTTTCTTGACGCCCTTGATGGCCCGCGCTATCGCCTTGGTGGAGGTTGCACCATGTCCACGCTTCTTCTCCTGATTGCCTGCCAGGCCGCCCCTGATGCCCCCGAATCGACACCCATTCCGGCCACCGAGCATGATTGCCCCGCCGGGGAAACGATCCGCATGACCGCACAGGGGGCGGTTTCCGATGCGGTGGTTGTTGCCCCAAATGGTGCTCTTGTTGCGCCCTGGATTCTCTTTGAGGTGCAGATGTTGACTGTTCAATGCCCGTCCTCCGGCGGGACGATTCATGTAGACTGGCATGAAGATTGATCGCCTCTCGGCTCCTCCAGTTCCAGACCGTCAGCTGGCAAAAATCTGGGTGCACGCGCGCACGGGGGCGCTATGGGTCACACTGCCCGATACAACCAGCGGGATTATAGGTCCGTCGTCTGGAGGCGGAACGTCCGACCACGCCACCCTCACAAACCGCGCATGGGTTGCCAGCCTCCACACCGGAACCGCCTCCAGATTCGCCGTATTCGATTCTGGCGGGGCAGCCGCCTATCTGGCCTATCCCACCTCCGGAATCACAACCTGGACCGGTACAGCGTTCAGCAACGCTACCATATCGGCCCCCCTTACCTTCAGCACAAACACGCTGGCGATCACCCAGAGCGACGCCAGTCACAACGGCTACCTCTCGTCCACTGATTGGACCACATTCAACGCGAAAGAACCGGCGATCACCGCAGGTACAACCGCGCAATACTGGCGCGGTGACAAGTCGTGGCAAACGCTTGATAAAACCGCCGTCGGACTCGGGAGCGTGGAGAACACCGCGCTGTCGACGTGGGCGGGGTCGACGAACCTGACGACGCTTGGCACCATCACCACCGGCACCTGGAACGGGACCGCCATCGGCATCGGCTACGGCGGCACCGGCGCCACAACTGCCAGCGGTGCGCGCACAAATCTCGGGCTGGCCATCGGGACCGACGTGCAGGCGTATGACGCTGGCCTTGCGTCGCTGACCTCCGCCGACGCCTCCGCCGGACTGCCCTACGTCACCGCCGCAAACACATGGTCCTCCGCCACCTATTCCGGGATGCTCTCCATTGTGAGCGCCGCATGGAAGGTGGTGGGCCTCCGGGAATCGGGCGGCACGGATCTGACGATGGGCGCCGTCGCAGCGGGGGAGGTGCTCGTGCGAAGCGGAACCACCGTCGCCTCCGCCGCCTTCTCGACGCTGCTCTCCGGATACTCCGCCTTGCTTGCGGCGATTGCGGGGCTTGGGGTGAACGGC